CGCAACGAAACCCACAACGAAACCCGCCGCAAAGCCCAGTGCCCCGCAGAAGGCCGCACAGCCCGCCCCGGATGCACTCCACAAGGCAGAGCGCAAAGCCTGCGCCGCGTTCTTGGCAGTGCCCGAAACCGACCGCAAAGGGCAGGCCGCAGCGCTGGACACCTGGCGCAAGACCCGGAAGGCCGTAGAGGACGCAAAGCAGACCCCCACCGCCGTGGCCGTGCTGGATGAAGCGCCGGTGAAACAGCTGGACTTTGAGAGCATCGCCGCCGGTCTGCTGGCATGATCCACCACCACGAAACCGGATATTTTGGCAGGGCTGCACCGGGCAAAGCAACCCCGCCCCACTACCCCGGCAGCGCACCGGGCACGAAAAACAGAACGAAAACGAAAAGGAGTTTTTGCAATATGAAAAGAGCAACCAGCACCCCCGCCGGGCTGAACGTGAAGAAGATCACCGCCTATCTGAAAGGGCAGGCAAAAAGCCGCAACGCCGTGCGGATCACCTGCCAGGGCGGCAGCGTGTACATCTTCACCGGCTATGCAGCGTTCAAGCTGCCCGCCGTCCTTTACCCGGAAGTGATCCAGCCCGTGACCATGCAGGCAGCCCCCGCCGATGGTGTGACCATCGTTTCCAGTGATGACGGGTTTGTGGTCAACGATCCGCACCAGCTGACCGCCGCGCAGATGTTCCAGAAGCTCAGCAACTGCAAAGAAGAGGTCAAGCGCACTTCTCTTTTGCAGGAAGTCGAGATGAAGGGCAAGATCTGGGGCACGTTCCGAATGTTCCGCGATGGATCCCGGCCCATCATGATAAATTCGGAGTATGACGCTTTTGTGGATCATCACGAATTTGTTTACCACGGCAGCAACAACCCGCTTTCGCCCATCCTGGCAACTGACACCGCAGACCCGAAACGCGCCGCCGTGGCCGTGCTCATTGCCCCGATGAAGGCGAACGACGAAATACAGCAGGTATGCAACCGCCTGTTTGCATGACCTGCACCGGACGCCCTGGCAGGGTCCGCACCGGATAAAGCGGCCCCGCCCCACCGCCCAGCATTCCGCCGGGCATATCACGAAACACGAAAAGAGGTTTACACGATGACCACCCCAAACGATTCCCTGGACTTCTACCCCACGCCGGACAGTCTGGCCTTTGATATGGTTTTCTCCCTGCGGGAAGTAAAATCCGGGTTCACCACCTACCCGAAACCCATCCTTGAACCGTCCGCCGGTGATGGAGCGCTTGCGCGTCAGGTCCACGCTCTGGCGTTCAACGTCCACCACGACTATAAGACCGGCGAGGTTGACCAATACGACAAGGGAAAGGCACGAAGCGCAGAGCTTGACTGCATCGAGCTTTCCAGCGACTTCCGCGCCGTGCTGAAGAAAGACGGTTTTCGGGTGGTGCATGATAACTTCCTGACCTTCCGCCCCACCACGAAATACGCCGCAATCGTCATGAATCCGCCTTTTTCAGAGGGTGCGCGGCACCTGCTCAAAGCGCTGGACATCATGCAGGACGGCGGCAAAATCCGCTGTCTGCTCAACGCCGAAACCCTGCGCAACCCCTGCACCAACGAACGGAAAGAACTGGCCGCACGGCTGGAAGCGCTGCACGCAACAGTGAAGTATTACCCGGACGCTTTCAAGAACGCCCGCCGCGCCGCCCGCGTGGAGGTGGCGCTTGTGTCGGTGGACATTCCCGACCGGGAGCCGGTGAGCCGGATCCGCCTGGATCTGAAAAACGAAACCGCAGAGCGCTTGAAAGAAAACCCGGAGTTTGCCGCCCTGGTATCTTCCGACCCCATCACGGCAGCCATTGAGCGGTACAACGCCGCCGCAGAGGGTGTGCGCCGGATCTATGAAGAGTACAACGGAATCAAGTCGTTGTTTTCCTCCGCCGGCGCTGGTAAGAAAGAAAACCCCGTGATGGCTTTCACGAAATCTTATAACGACGCTATCCGGGAACTGCGTGGGATGTACTGGAAACAGCTGTTTGAAATGCCGCAGCTGTTCGATGCGATGACCTACGAAATGCAGCAGGATTACCAGAAGCGAATCAAAGAGCTTGAAGGCTACGACTTCAGCGCGTACAACATTCTGACCGTCCGGGAAGAAATTTCACGAAATCTTCTTTCCAGCATCGACCACGAAATTATAACTTCTTCCCCCTGCGGGATGCACGGTTCAAAATTCCATTCAGTGCCTTTTCGCTCAAAAACGACCACTCCGGCGGATTCTCTACGAGTATCGCAGACAGCATATACTCTGCGCCGGCGCTGGGGGATTCCCCACCATTGAGCATTGACAATTCGATAGGCAACAGCTCCGTAGTTTGCGAAGCCCCCCCACTTGCCATGTTGGAGAATAGACTGATCTGCTCTACCTCCGGCAAACTCTCTGAGGTGTAGTAATTCGTTGAGGACAACTTCAAAATCCTTTCCTTTGTTCGATGACAGGGCACCGGGCACATTTTCCCAGATGACGAACCGTGGATATTTTCCGCCGGTCGCCAGCAGCATTTCCCAGATAATGCGTATTGCCTCCCAGAACAATCCAGATTTGGCACCGTTAAGTCCGGCACGTTTTCCTGCAATGCTCAAGTCCTGACATGGGCTTCCGAACGTTATGATGTCAACCGGTTCAATCAGAAAGCCCTTGATGTCCGTAACGCTTCCAAGATGCTTCATGTTCGGCAGATGCGTCTTTGTAACAGCAATGGGGTACGGCTCTACCTCGCTTGCCCAGACCGGATGCCCGCCGCACATTGCGGCGCACAGCGGCATTGTTCCGCTTCCATCGAACAGGCTTCCCAGCTTTATTTCTCCGGGCGGCTTTCCCAGTTCGCGGAACGCGTTCTTTACAAAGAACAATGCGTTTGGTAGCGCCATTCCGTTGCCCCACATTGCGTACTCTGCCGCCCTGCTGTGCAGGCCATCATGCCAGCGCATCAGGGCACGCCTGCCTTCTTCGCTGTCTGCCTGCATCATCTTCCGGTTCGGCTTTTTCCCCTTGATCTCGCAGTCCTTTGTGTAGACCTCACGCCAGAACGGCAGTTCCCGCAAGTCGGTCAGTGGTTCAATTTCTGCCCATCCGTCCGGGAAGCCTTGCAGTCTGCCACACTCCATCGGAATCAGTCTGCGCACAATCCAGTCCGGCGTTTTTCTTTGGGCAACTTCCGGGCCGCTTGATGTGCCATCATTTTTCTTCGTGAGCGTAGCCGCAGTGTTTCCAGTAACGGCTCCGTTGTAGAGGTCGATGCCGACCGTATTTTCAGGCAGCGGTTGGAGCACCGGATTTATGTAGTTCAAACTCCATCCTCCTTCTCCCTTTGCCTGAAGTGTTCCGCTGACCTCTCCACCAAGACAGTGATGTCTTGCATCGTAGGCAACGGCGTGCCGGTCCACCGTGTTCAGTGTGAACGAAGCGTTTTCTCTTACTCCGCATCCGTTCTGATTGGTATTCCGGTCAACGAAATTTCCAGCCATACAGTACGCCCCGGCCACGATAGGCGCTTCATGGTCGCACGTTAGGCACGGGCAAGTTTCGTTCAGTGTGTCCGCCGATGCCTGACCGGATGCTCTGCAAATTACCGGCCCGCTTTCACAGATTTTCATGCTGCCCCCCCCGCTGACCAGAATCGCCTGCGATCTCATAGCCGATGCACTGTTCAGCAGTGAGGGTGCCACACCATCCACGCTGTAAACTCTTGCACCTTGCGGAAATTCCGGTGTCAGACATTCAAGTTTCATTTCGCTTTCCTCACTTTTTCTTGCACGGACGACCAGCATCGAACTGGTACTCCTGCTCATGGGGGATTAGGTCAGAAGCAGGTTCATCCATTATGCGTCCGCATATCAATCCTGCCCGGCAAGAGAGTACCGGGCAGGGCGGCCATTGCAGTGGCCTACCGCTTTTGTCCTGGGCGGATCAAACAGGGCATTTCTACGCTCATGCTGCGGCGCACCCGTTCCCGTCAAATCCATGCGGGTGCGTCTTTCGCGGAAATGGCAGCCCGGTCTTTCACCGGGCTTGAACGGAAAGGAGGACGCTGCTGTACAGCACCATTCCGCTATGCCGGACGGCTGATTTCCTGACCGTACCGGCTTCCATGGAAAACTCAACTCGGCGCATACAGGGTCCGGCCCTGCTTGCAGCGCTCAATGCCTAGAAAAAGCGCCATGCGCCATATAAAAGCAGCCCCGCTTCTGCGGTGCAGGGCTGCTTATTTCACGGTTGAGAAGAACCATGCTTTGTATCAGCGGCATTGTTTTTCTCGTAGTGCTCGCACTCCACGTTGTAACCACTGCAAGGCGCGCACCGGGCTGTGGTTATCTTGAATGTGTGCTTGCACTGTTCTTCAGTGCCCTTTTGTTTTCCCTTGTGCAGGGATACTCTGGTATGTGTACTTCTTGCCAAGCTCTTGATCTTCCTTGCTTTATATAAATAGGTGTTTCGGCCCAAAGGCTTTGGGTTTCGACGCTTGTCCTGCACCGCTTCCCAGCGCACCGGTGGATTGAAGTTTTTCCGCAATTTCATCCAGATTTTGAAACTGCTGAAGTCGCTTTCCCATGTTCCGAATGTTTCATCCATCCACTTGAACATTTCTTTTACGGCTTCTGGCAATTCAAATTTTCCATCACATAGGGGTCCCGGCACTTCCTCAACATCCGGCATGGTTGTCGGCAGTTCTATTCGCTCACCATTCGGAAGATCATAGTAGGCGGTGCCTCTGCTCACTCTTCTACCTCCATGATGTGCGTTGCAATCATGTCAGCCATGTGCAGGCACAGGGCTTCCGGGCAGCGGTCGTATACTTTGCTGAGCGTTCCCCAGTCCTGCTCTCCGCTATATGCTCCCATGTGCCACCTGATTGCCAAGGCTTCCGTGTCGGTCAAGAAAATCCAGTCTTTGATAATGCTGACGGATTCTTCACCGTGTCCCATCAAGTGACTATCTTCATAACGGTAACTGCCATCCGGCTTTTTGATGTACTGCCCAGCCTTGCAAACGTCATGGAGTAACGCGGCGGTCAAGACTGCGCCCTTATTGCATTTTGCAAACTGCGGCATCTTGTCGCATAATTCCAGGGCGGCTCTTGCCACATTGAGAGAATGCAGCACCAGACCGCCGGGGACATTCAGGTGATGCTTCGCGCTGGCCGGGGAATTGTAAAAGTCCAGTTCTTCCAGCACCCGCATCAGTGCCATACCGCCGCGCCTACCCTCAATAGCCCGTACCAAAAGACTGTTGAACTGGTCTTTCAGCGAGATTCTTGTTGCTTCATCCATAGGTCGTTCCCACCTCTCAATCCCAGTCCCGGACTTCATTGTTCCAGTCATAAGCCTTGTTGACCAAAGTGTCCAGCAACACCGGCACTGCCCATGCAACGGCAATGAGATCTGGGTCGTAATTGATTTTGAACAGCCAGCAGACACCCCAGATCAGGGTTGAAAAAATGCCATACAGCACGCCGAACACCAGCAGGCTTTCTCCCAAGTGCAGCGCATCGCGGCGGAAGCGCCGCCAGTTGAATGTCTTGTTGAAGTTGTTGATTGCTCTGTGAAGTTTTTCAAGAATCATTTTTCTTTCCCTCCATGTGAAACAGGCTTGTTTGACTTGTGTACTCAGAAAACCGTTCTTCTTCCAACTGGAAATAGAACGGATCAATTTCAAATCCGATAAAGCCAAGCCCTGCCTCATATGCTGCTATGCGGCTGCTTCCGCTTCCGAGGTGGGTGTCAAGGATCTTCTGCCCTGGCTCTGCATAGTTTTTGAAAATCCAGTCATAAAGAGCAACCGGCTTCTGCGTTGGGTGGATTCGCTTTTCGTTCAAGCTCTTGTTTCCCTGCATGGTGTCGCCTTCTGTGATGCTTTTTCCCTGCATCATGCCGGACCACATATACCGGAACATTCTCACTGAGGAAAACAAATTTGTCGCCGCAATCTCGCAATCTGAAAAGCTAGAATTTCCATTGCACTTGTCCCACACGATCCGTCCGGTAGCAAACTGGTAGTCAAAATAGTTGCAGCCCCATACAATATAGTGGCGGCACACTCGAAACAGCTCCCTGAAATACTCCGGCTCTGGTTTACTCCAAGCAGGAGAGACGGGGTAGTCACGGTGTACGCCTATTTTGCTGACTTTGGATCCGTAAAAGCCTCTGCGTTCCGGGCCAGAGAAATACGGCGGATCCACAACCGCCAGATCAAAATAATTATCCGGGAACAGTTCCATTGCTGGCAGGCAGTCCACATTGTAGCAATGGTTCAGCTTGAACACTTCTCCCATGCCTTACTCCGCCGGGCAATCCGCCCGATACCTGAGCCGCTGCTTTGCGTTGTATAAGCGTTGCTGCCCAAGCTCTGCACTATACCCTGCGCGACCATTGGCATCCATCTTTCCAGTGTCGCCGCGCTTCAGTTCCTTATAGATGGTGGAATAGTTGAAGCTCATCGCCCTAGCAATTCCGGCAACGCTCTGTCCAGCATTGTACCGAGCTTCCAGCACCTTGCGGTCATCCTGCGTCATGTGTTTTGCCATTCCTGTTCCCTCGCTTTCCTGAAAAATGCGCAAAAAAAATAACGCAAGAGAATCCGCTAAGATTTCTCTTGCGTTTTCTCTTGCGTTTATTTTACAAATTCAGCGAGAATACGTCACTTTCGGCAGTGTGCAAGAAAAAACAATGAAAACTTTGGAAAAAAGAGAGAGGGCTGGACAGTGCCAGCCCTCTTGACAAGGCAACAACAGCCAAAAAGTTTCATTCCCACCCTCAAACCATCTTCATCCCGGTTTCGTCCCGGTTTGCAGAATGCCCTTGCAATCCGAAAGGAGCCGTGCTATAATGCCGCTGTAATTGAATCATAAATCTTCAGGGCAGGGTGTGATTCCCTACCGGTGGTACAGCCCACGAGCCGTAAGGCATGATTCGGTGAAACTCCGAAGCCGACAGTACAGTCTGGATGAAAGAAGATACCAAGCGCAGAGCCCGCACGGTTCTGTGCTTGTGGAGGCT